AAAATAAGCAAGTCATTAACTTTTGGTTCCCATCCCACACGTGGAGCTAAATGGATGGATTGATTTGCCTTCGTAGGAGGGGCAAGAACTTCAGATTGGGGATGAGGATTATGAAAAGTTAGTTTCCCACTATTCTTGGGAACTTGTAAATAAAAAGATCCTGAGAGATAATTATGGGGATGAGAATGCAATTTATTATGGGTTTTTGGACTATTGATCATAGCCCACATACCAGTAAGACAAGGTTCACAGTGATCCTCCACGCTTAAATGATCCAATGCCTCTATGCAGTAGTGAATAATATCCCCTCTAATGACACCAAAACGCTTGTCCTCGTGAAGATCATCTCGGCTGTGCCATCCCCCTTGATTTGTCTTTTGAATTCCTTTTGGATCCTCTTTTTGAACTTCTCGGACGGATTTAATCAAGTCTCCATAGTCACCATTGGTGAAATTTACCGCGAACACAGGAGTAATGAATAAGGAATGAAGTTCGATTAGAGTGCTCCTTTTGTTGTTTCTAAAAAGCTCATTGTGATGTGGATCTCATTGGCGGCGTTCGCCGTTATTTTAATCAAGTCCGATTCCTCCAAGACCAGAGGCTGTAATAAAACTTCATAGGTCGTGTCGGTAGCAATAGTCTTATCGTTGGTAATTTTATAGGTTGCCGAAGCGCTGCTGTCCGTCCATTCTATGGTGTACTCGGTGGTGTTCGCCGAATCATTGCATATGATGATGGATTTAATTACAGCCGTGGTTGGAAAAACAGGAGGCAAAGCTCCTGGCGCTGCTGTAGGAACAGTGTAAATCGTTGTTGGATCTGTTGTGCTTAAATCAACACCGGTGTTTTTAAAGGTATCAGCCAAGGAACCAACTCCTTCCACTAGTTTGTTCTTCTATGTCCTGAGCATAGGAAGTGTTAAGTAGTAGAATAATTTGTTCAAGGAGACGGATCATTTGATCAAACTGACCCATTTCATACTCTGGTGTCGCATTAGGTAAACGTGTAATAGTAAGTTTAGCCATTATCTTCTCCCATCTGGTCTGAGTTGCAATTTCATCGAACCGAGTCTCCAGTTCGTGTCATCCACAGTATTGGATACAAAAGCGAGGTTCACGGATCTTCCTCTTCCTCGTATATCAATTTTTTGTGTCGAAGATGTTACATTCCCTGTTGTTGTCACATTAGATGCTGATTGTGGGTACTGTTCCAGAGTTAAGGTAACAGCAACATTGTTTGTTAGATTAGTAAAATCAGGAACGAATTTACTGACGGACATAAGATTATCTCCTGAGGCAATTTCAATGGATCCTGAAGTTAGACTTGCACTGATCGCCGTACCATCCGCTTGATTATTTCCTTTTTCGTGTTCATAAACATAAGAAGCTCCCGCTGTTAAACCTAAAATAGTTGCAGAATTGGCGGTTAAAGTTGTGCTGTATTGAGTGGCGATAGGCTGTTCATATATTTCGGCTGCTAACCAACTCGTACGGTCAAGGGTAAGGGTGTACCATGTGTTTTCTAGATAATTATATACCACCCCTCTGTCAATTTGAGTAGCACTAGAGGCGGCATAATACCAAAGAATTTCATTAAACTCAGTATTTAGTCCACATGCAATATCATTTTTGTTGGTGAAACTAAGATCATCAAAAACAAAGTCTTGTACGGAACAAGGCATTTTTTTAACTACACCATCATACATATAAAAGGAATTCTCTCCCATCCAGTAAGCTTTACCATTTACATCTATAGCCGCATGTTGTGCTATCAATCCACAGTTAGCCCCCAATTGACGTTGTCCAAAAGTATAAGGTGTTCCAACAAATTGAACACCATGCAAGGATTTATCTGTCCAAACAAGTATTTGTCCTGTTGATTTAACCGCTCCTATAATACGCGATCCATCCGCAATTCTAAGAGATCCTGATTCATTCGTTGCTACAGGAGTCCAATCCGTCAAGTCTTCCCTGTCCGACCATCTAAAAAATAAGTCATCTTGTGTGGCTGTATTTCCAAGGGTTGTCTCTGTTCCCAAACAAAAAAGGTGACGCGTATCAGCAGATACTAGGCTAAATCGAGATGCCGTAGGAGCGTTTGTAACGATTGCCGCTCTACTAGAAACACCACCTGAAAGATCCCATTTGTAAGTTTCGCCGTTAATAACTGTTGCAATCAAATCCTCCCCAAAGTTATCAAGTGACCAGTTGCGCGCATAAAGTACCACACTAGTTGATGAACGGGCTGTTCCCCACGTACTAGATCCCCATGTGGATGTTCCCCATCCATATCCAAATGTAGATGTTGTTTCCCCAATAGAGAGTTGATAGTTTGCATTTCCTGTTCCTCCCCCACCTGAAGTGGATCCTGAAGCTGTATCAGTATGAGTAACAGTATAGTTATTTGTATCGGTAATAGTAGTAATTTCAAATTCATTGTTCATATCCAAACCATCGATGGCAGAGAATGAATCAAAGGTCACAAAATCACCTTGATTGGCATTGTGTGATGAATCCAATACGGAAACAGTCGTCGTACCATTAGTAGTGAAAGGATTGGTAAGTGAGTCTGGTCCAGATCGTATAGGGGTAATGTCATTGAACACTCCTCCAACAAAAACATAGAGTTTCCTATCGGTTCCCAAGGCAAGTTGCCTTGTTCCATCTAGGCTAATCCAGGCATGCGTATCGCGAACCACACCCACGATTGTTGTATTAGGATTAGGAAGATAATCCCATCCGTTCCAACGTTCTGGTTTTCCATAATGAAAGCGTACAAAATCAGAATTAACATAACGACGATCATCCCCTGCCGCATAAGGAGAATCTTGTTTGTCTACTCCTGGTTGAAATTTTAAATCGGTTAGTTCCATAAGATTGTATAATAAATTACTTCCTCTGTGGTGGCAAGAATTGAGTGCCTACATTTCCATGAAAAGCATAGGTCCCGTAGTGCGTGAGTCCACTCATAATATCCGCATAGACGGTACCCCCAATTTTTTGCCATAGTCTACAGAATGCATAGTCCTCTGACAAGTATCTTTTAGTCTCGGGATCAATCATTGTATCAAAAAAAGCATAGTTCCAGTCCGATGTATCATGATGCTTGAACTTTGTTTCATGTGGCTGGCCTATATGCTGATCGTTCTTAAATTTAAGATGAGGATACGCTAGTCTCATTTTCTTGAAAACTTCTCGTTTAATGAGCATAAATCCTGTAGCTGCATCCATGACCTCAATAAATCCTCGTTGCATGGAAACATGTTTAGGATTTTTTACATTTAAATTATATTCCAAGGAAAATGCATGAAGTTCCTCTGGAGTAATATTAGGTTTCTCTTCCATTTTCTTTTTTACCTTGCGCCAATCAATGGATTTGCGGGGATAAATAGAGGCTACCACATCTTTATCTAAGTCTAGCATCCGAAAAATAGTTCTATAATTAAATCCAATATCCGCATCAATAAACATTAAATGCGTGTATTCTTTTTCATCATCCATAAACAATTGAACTAATGTGTTACGTGCTCTAGTTACTAGTGATTCATTTCCAATCGTGGCAAACTGTAGTCCTATCCCTTTTCGTATGCACTCGGCCATTAAGCCCATGCAACTCTCAAAATAATTGGTTGTAAGCATTCCTCCATAGCACGGAGTCGCTACAAATATTTTTATAGAAGGTTCTGTGGGGGGACTCTCCACAACTTTATTTGGTTTTAGTACCATAACTCACCGTTAAATATTCTATATGGGTTATCCATCCTTTAGGAATAGCGACTGCTCCGCCACCTTGCTGATCATTTTTTTCTGAAGTCCAAGATCTCATAATAACAACTTTTTGAGGATTATTCACAATCATCCATCCTACATCTTGACACACGGCCAATGGTGCATTGAGAATCTCTTTTATATCGAGCCATCCTGTTTCCGTATCACGAGCATCCATCCATGTCACACGGACCATAGGGACATTCTTAATATTAATCACTTTTTTTTATAGAATTCTTTGTTACGCAGTGTTTCCGCATTTCCCCCTGCTGTACCCTCCTTCTTAATAAGTTCAAGATTAAAAGAAACCGACCGTCTTTCTTGTCCCTTGGTTCTAAAAGGATAGACACCGTGCGAGAGCCAGTTAGGAAATAAAAATATATCTCCCACTCCAGGAGAATACTGCAACTTATGACCACTAAAGGTGGCGGCTTGTCCGTGAAAAAAAACAATGTCCCCGACACTTGGATAATGATCCTCCTCATCGTATTCGGGTTTTAATCCAGGCGGAATGCGTAAATAAATAACTCCTGATAATTGTCCTTCATGAATATGAAAAGGATTAAAATCCCCTGCCCATTGGCTCACCATCCACATGGATTGAATGACGAGCTTACCAACAAATTCAGGACTAATGGTTTCATTTGCAGGAGGAATGGAGATATAAGCTTTTACCATTTCTCCGATATACTCAACCATAGGCTTAAATTCTTTGGTACTCATCCACGATTGAGGATAGCGCACTTCTTTTTGAACATTCCCCGCTAAATTAGGTGCGTGATTAAATTCTTTGGAAAGTTGTTCACTTCCTAACATTTGTGATGCTTTCTTATCCAATAAATGAATAAGATCCATAGGAACTGTTCCTTTTATAACTGTTGGACCAAACGGTCTGATTGCCTCAAACTTATGATTGAAGAGTGCTGGTGTTTTATTCTTAACTTTCTTTGCCATATTTACTTGTTGTCATATACCAAGAATTTGACTATAAATATAGAATAAAATTGGCGAATCATAATACTTGACATTTATCAAGTACACCAAGTCTAGCCTTCTTGCTTTTCCAACAAAAATTAGTTGCTATTAAAGGATTATGCATGATTGACGAACAATTTTTAGAGACAATTCCACGATACGGCATAGGTGGACTAGTCGGTAAATTTTTTAAAAACGTAAAAAAAGCCGTTAAAAAGGTGGCCCCCATTGTAGGTGGAGGCATCGGCTTTATGATTGGTGGTGCAGCAGGCGCGGGTATCGGTGCAGGCATCGGTGGACTTGTCGCAGGACAGAAACCAGAGCAAGCCCTTCAAACGGCTATGCTCGGATACGGCATTGGTAATCTCGCAGGAGCAGGTTTATTTGGTGAAACCATTCAAGGATGGGGTGGTCAAGGCATTGGCGGTTTCGGTGCAATGGGATCAAAGGGACAAATCCTTCCGACTGATTGGGGTTCAAAATTATATGGAGGAAATCTTTTTTCAGGAAAAACCCCTCCAACATTTAACGAATTTGTAGCAGACAAGGGTCTTGATGTAAGTACTGAAGGATTGAAAGCAGCGGCGGAAAAACAATATATAGCCGCGATGGCGGGTGGTAAAGGCATGTCAACGTTAGGAAAAGTAATGACAGGCACGGCATTGGCGTCCATTCCTCTGACTTA